CCGCCCGGAGGACCCTGACGATGGCGAAGACAGACAATGAAATGAAGCAGGTCGCGGATGTGGCTTCTGGGCCGGTGGATTCAGCGCCAAAATGGAAGTCTCCGACATTCAGTCAATATACAGCGAATGTGGCGAAGCGGTCGCTGGCGACAAGAATAGCAGTCGCACCGACCATGATTCCACCACGAGTGGTGAGGGCTGGGAAAGTCCTGACGGATAAGCTCGTGCGCGGATGGAAGAGCAATCGAGCGACCTCGAAGAGGCTGAAGAAGGCCGTGGATGTCTCGCGTGGTCGCTAAGAGGACCTGACAATGGCAAACTGGATTCAGGGCGCGATTAAGAAACCCGGCGCACTCAGAAAAAGTTTAGGCGTCAAGAAGGGCGCGACGATTCCGAAGAAGACGCTGTCGAGAGCGGCGAAGTCGAAGGGCAAGCTCGGGCAGCGTGCGAGATTGGCCCAGACCTTGGGCAAGATGAATAAGTCACGGAGGGCGTAATGGGAAGAAACGAAATGCAGGATGTGGCACGGGTAGCTGGAGGATCCTTACACGATAAGCCAAGGCTCGGGGAAGGGAAACCGCTCAGAACGGGAAATCCCCGAGACTGGCGAATAAATGCTGAGACGACGGCGGCGATCCATCGCAACACCCCCGAAGGCCGTGCAGAACGGAAAGCTGCCCGGGAGGCGGCCGCGCAGGCCAAGAAAGACCAGTGGAAGACCGGAGGCACGATTGGAAGGGTCTTGACCCAGTCGCAAGAGGAGTATACGGCCCGTCAACGACGGGCAGCCGCTGGACGGGAACAGACGGAGTTGAAGAGGGGAAGATTGCGATGAAAATGAAACTGGCAGACCCGAGCGGGTCCACGATTGCGAAGGCGGGGAGCACAGGTGGCGCGGCGGATTCTGGCTGGCGGGGACGCACGGCGGAGCCTGAGCCGACGATGGACTTTCCCACGTTTGAGCCGAGTCTCGGGGATGTGAATCTCCCGGAGCCTCCAGCCTCGTCGAGTCCCCGAAAAGCCGGTCCTGACATGAAGCCGGTGGTGCGGGCGGCGACCGGGAAACCGAAGCTCCCACTCGTCAGCATTTTTTTCGGCCACTGACCATGACGGGACTCCTGAATTGGTGTGAAGGCTGTGGACGCACGACCTCGCATCGCTATACCGAGCACGGGTGGCTCAAGTGTGTGGCGTGTGGGTTTGTCGGGATGTTTGTGAGTCGGGACGGCACGTCCATTGACCTGATTCCCGACAGGGAGGCGTCATGCTCCTAGCGGACGGGTTTGAAGAGGCGTTTATTGGCGTGGGACGTCGGTGCGGACAGAAGGACGTGGCGGTCTACTCGATTCCGAGAGCCGTGAACCTGCTCGTCGCACGGGACGGCATGAGCATCGAAGAGGCCGACGAGTATCTCGAATTTAACTCCCTCGGCGCATGGGTGGGGGACGAGACCCCGCTCTGGCTGGAGGCGATGGACCTCGAGACCTATCTCAGCGGGGAGTCGTCGAGCCCCACGCGTCTGCCGACCCATCCGGTGGTGTGTTGATGGCGGCCCTCTCGGACCCCACGCATCCGGTCTGGAAATGCGTGCGGGTCGCCACGCTGTGTCTGGTGCTGCTGACGCTCCAGTGGGTCACGGCGACCGAGTATAATCTGTCGCTGGACGGGGAAGCGGGCACGCTGGCGGGGGTGATGCTGATGCACGCGCTGCTGGAGTTTCGTCGGGCGTGACGACACCGCAGGAGGTCCTCGAGGCCACGCGGCAGTTGCGACGGGAGCGGGCCGAGGGAAAGTTCACGACCTACTTTCCCGACTGCACGGACCAGTGCGACCCGACGTCCCGACACCCCGAGGACCATTCGGGGATGTGTCGCGTGCTGTATCAGAAGCACCTGCGGTTTTTTGATTCGCAGGAGCGTGAGCGGTTAATGATTGCCGCGAACCGGATTGGCAAGACGCAGGCCGGGGCGTATGAGACCACCGCGCACCTCACGGGTCTCTATCCGCGCTGGTGGACCGGGCGTCGATTTTCCGAGCCGGTGTCGTTTTGGGCGGTGGGGGATACGTCGAAGACGGTGCGCGACATCGGGCAGTTGGAAATGATGGGACCGATGAACAAGATTGGCACCGGGTTTATTCCCCGGCATCTGATTGAGCATTTTTCCCGGAAACCGGGCGTGACGGATGCGATTGAAACGGTGTGGGTGAAGCACGCCGAGCGCGTGCATGGCGCACCAGCCCTGTCGGAACTGGGACTGAAGAGTTATGACCAGCGTCGGGAATCGTTTCAGGGCACGAAGAAGCATGGGATTTGGCTGGACGAGGAACCCCCGGACGACATTTACGTTGAGTGTTTGCTGCGCACGGCCCGCACCTCGGATTTCGAGGGCGGCATGATGATGTTGACGTTTACGCCGCTTCAGGGGTTGACGCCGCTGGTGTTACAGTTTCTCCCGGGCGGCCAACTTCCTGACGAACCTGCGGAGGCGCTGGCATGATCGGACGCATGAAGGCGACGGTGGTGGGCTGGCTCGTGGGGCGCGGGATGCGGTCCGTGGTGGCGGTGTCGGAACTGGACCGGCAGGCCAAGCGGGACATCGTGGAGACGGTCGTGCAGACGGTGAAGAACATGGTGCAGGGGAAGCACACCATCAAGACGGAACCCGTGCTGTTTGGGGGCGTGGTGACGATTGCCGTGGCCCTCGCCGCCGCGTTTGGCCTCGACCTGACGGTGGAGGAACTGACCGTCACCGTGTCCACCGTGGTGGCGATTGTGAGTGTTGTCCAGCGGAGATTCGTGTCTCCGGTACGTGGAGAGGGGAGCCCTCAGAAGGGGTCTCAGTTTCCACGGGAGTCCTGATGGGGCTCCTCGGTCATGGGGAAGGGGCCGCGCACGCTCTGACGGATGGCTCAACGATACAGACGCAAAGTCGTTCAGCCGTGGCATTTGGCGAGACTGCGTGCGCGACTGGAGAGGATGCCTGTGCTGAAAGGGTCGCATCGACGGCAACAGGCGAACGAGGTGGGGTTGTTGGGCGAGGTCATCATCGAGGAGTTCTTTGATGAGCAGGGCATCCAGTATCACGATGAGCGCACGCGCACCACGCATGATTACACCATGCAGAACGGCGTCACGGTAGATGTCAAGACCAAGGAGAGGACGGCGCGTCCCCAAGCGCATTATGAGAACTCGGTGCCACTCTATAACCACGCCCATCAGCGTCCAGATTTCTATTACTTTGTCTCGTTGATGCGACACTCACGGCAGTCCACGACGGACCTGAAGAGATTCTTCGAGGCCCATATCTTGGGAGCCGTGTCCCGGCGTCGGCTTGAGCAGGTGGGACAGCACTGGAAGGCCGGTGCCACGGACCCGAGGAACGGCACGACGTTCTGGACAGATTGCTTGAACGTCAGCATGGAACAACTGCTGGAAAACACAGAGATGACGAGGCTCTTCACGGAGGTGACCTGATGGGATTTTTACAAGCGACACTGAAAATCGTGCCGTTCGTGGTGGAAGCGGTGCAGTGGGTCGAGCGGTTTGTCCGTCGCAAAGGCCCGGAAAAACAGGATGCGGCCCTGCAAATGATTTTGTCGATGCTCTCGGTCGCTGAACATGCGAAGGAAGTGGACCTCTTGGACGATGAGGAAGTCGAAGCCGCCACGCGGAAGGTCATTGACGCGATTGTGGCACTCGAGAACCTCTTGAAGAAAAAGAAGTCGTGAATGCCGAAATTCGTGGTCATGGCCGATTGGGACGACGTCCCGCACCTCTCTGAGGTGGAAAAGTCCGAATTGTTGGCCTCCATTCCCCCGCATCAGCGTGATGCGCGGACCAAAGGGGTGCCGCAACTGGGGTCCGGGGCGATTTATCCGGTCCCGGAAACGGACGTTCTGGTCGAGGATTTCGAGATTCCTGCGCACTATGCGCGTGGTTACGGGATGGATGTGGGCTGGAACTGCACGGCGGTGGTGTGGGTGGCGCTGGACCGAGAGACGGGCGTGCGCTACCTCTATGCCTTGCATAAACGTGGCGAAGCCGAGCCGTCGATTCATGCGGATGCGGTGCGGTCACGGGGAGCATGGATTCCCGGACGCATTGACCCGGCGGCCAGAGGGCGCGGACAGAAAGACGGGGCGCAACTACTCGAGGACTACGTGGACCTCGGCCTCTTTCTCGATGTCGCCCCGAACGCGGTCGAGGCCGGGTTGCTGGATGTGTGGCGGGCGCTCAGTACCGGCCAGTTGAAAATTTTCAAATCGTGTCGGGCGTGGCTCGAAGAGTTCCGGTTGTATCGGCGCGACCTCAAGGGCCGCATCGTGAAGCAGAACGACCACCTCATGGACGCGACGCGCTACGCGGTCGTCTCTGGCGCGGAGTGGATGACGGTGGAACCGGTGACGCAACGCGAGGAGCCGCTGATACGGCGGCTCGAAGTCGGACGAGAGATGTTAGGATGGATGCACTGACATGGGGTTGAATCAACTCAAGTATACCCGGGCGACGAAAGTGGCGGAAGCCGTCGGCAGTCTCTTGCAGCAGATTGATGCGACGACGTTGCGGGACATCGTGGTGCGCGGGGAAGACGAATTTATTAGTCATGCGGCGACGCACTGGAAGGGGCACGGCTTTCACCGGACCGACTTGCAGCA